AGACTGTTAAATTCGACATCGTTAAAAAGCGGGTGTCATAAATGGATCATACCGCGCATGTACGCGGAAGAGGCATTGAAGAGGGCGAGGGATGGCATCAGGTAGCATTGACCAGCCAGTGATATGCTTTAAGTGCGGTAAGCCGCTAGATGCCTGCGAGTGCGAACGACAAAATAATAATTCAAACTGAGACACTACCAAAAGATGACAAAGCCAGTTGACATGATGAGCCGCCTCGTCTAAATTCTCTTCTTATCCGGTGAGGGCATTCTAATATGACTATTTGCGTAGGGATGTCTTAGGAGTTTCAGATAGTGAGAAACGGCAGCTTATCATTGAAGGATGTAGGTCGTGACTGCTGGAGAGACAGCTTTATAACGATCTCCCCAAAGGTGACAGTTATGGTCCGATACCCGTCTCGGACTTGAAACAAAATGATGGGTCTCTTTAAATGACAAGCAAATAATACGCGAGGGGCTGTGGTGTCATGACTCCGGCCTCTCGCTTTTTTGGAGATGACGATGTGGATGAGCTGGTATATAGCATATTGGGTGTGGTGGCATGATGAGTGAGGCTTTAAGGCAGGACAACAAAAGACTTCTGATCCTTCTGGATAAGGCGGTCAAAGAGGCTGAGTTTTACAAGAAGCAGCTTATCTCTGTGACTAAAGCCCAAACAGACCCTCCTGTTGATGTACGGCCTATTGACTATAAAGATCGGTATCTGAGGGGCGCTATCAAGCTTAAGAGATTTAAGAAGATATTTGGTAAACTATATTGGTATAAAGACTAATTCCCCTCTCGTGTCGTGGGTCAGAACCAATGAGGGGGATACGGGGATGGTGAGTTGCTTGACATTGCTTAAGCAACGTATGCGACACCTCCCCATTTTTACTGCGTAAGTAGCAGCCTTGCATTAATTTGCAGGGCTGCTATCCTTTTATGTGGGGGTACACATGAAGGAAGAAGAGAAGCAGGAGCTATCTCGCAAAGAGATCATCAAGCGCATTGCTAAAGAGCCAAGACTGGCACACGAATATTTATTTGCTCACAGACATCCTAACCAGACACCGGAATTTCATGGAAAGGTGATTGATCTGTGGCATAATCACACCATTCCCTCTCTAAGTATTCAGGCTTTTCGTGGCGGTGCCAAGTCTACTGTCGGCTGCGAGGAGAGCACTATCATTATGGCCCTGTTGGGCGTGTTCAAAAACGGCATCATCATCGGCGAGCGATATGACAGGGCCGTTGAGAGGCTTGACGCTATCAAGTACGAGCTGGAGAACAATGACAAAATCAATTATCTATTTGGCGACCCTAAAGGAAACATCTGGAAAGAAGGGAAAATAGAGCTGTTCAATGGAACGGTCATCCAGGCATTCGGTAGAGGCCAGTCCATCCGTGGAGCGAAGCATAGAGATAAACGTCCTGACTATCTGGTAGGCGATGATATCGAGGACGAGGACAGCGTTCGCACAGAAGAGGCGAAAGAAGAGACCGCCTCATGGTTCTACAGAGTCGTTCTCCCTGCTATGGATCAAAACGGTTATCTAATACGTATTGTCGGCACACCTCTGGACAATGACTCCCTCATGGAGAAGCTTGGCGAGAACGATGACTGGTTATCATGCAGGTTTCCAGTTGAATATGTAGATGATGAAGGTAACAGAAAAGCAACATGGCCGGACCGTATACCTCTAGAGGAGATAGATGTTATCAGAAGGCGTTACGAGCGCATGGGGCAGCTCCTTGAATACGGCAGGGAGTATATGTGCGAGGCTCGTAGCGGTGAAACAAGGCAATTTACTGATGATATTATCAAGGTCGTGCCAAGGGCGAGGATATGGGAGCCTGTTTTTGTCGTTTATGATCCGGCGAGGACGGTTGATAAGAAAAAATCTGACCATACTGGCAAGGCTGCGTTCTCATGGATCGGTAATGAGTTAAAAATCTGGGAAGCAAGCGGTCATTTCTGGAGACCGAGCCAGATAGTGTCAGATATGTTCGATGCGAACGAGAAATATGACCCTGTGGTGATCGGAATTGAGAAAACGGGTCTATCTGAATGGGCAATGGAGCCTATTCGCAATGAGATGACCAAAAGAAACCAGATTATTCCCATTAGAGCACTAGAACCACCAAGAGGGCCGGATAAAATCAACTTCATACGTGGTCTACAGCCCTTCTTCGCTTCGGGTGAGGCTACAATGGCTAACGAGTGTCCAGATTTAAGGCAACAGCTACTTAATTTCCCAATAGGCAGAATAGATGTGCCTAATGCACTGGCCTATGCGCTTAAAATGCGACCTGGTCTTCCTGTGTTTGAAGACTTTTGCGATCAACACATCCTTGTGGACCACACCTTCACTAGGGGCATAAAGACTATGGCGGTCAATTATGAGGAGGGCGTAGTAACAGGGGTTGTGTATGAGAAGGTACACCAAGGCATAAACATCTTATCTAACATAGTTTTAGAAGGTGATCCTCAACAAAGATGTAAAGAGCTTATAGAGCATGGCAGGTATACAGCAAGAGGTGATAACAACCTTGATATCTATATCCATCCTGCTCACTACGAGAGATACTCTGCTTCAGGTTTACTGGGGGCAATCAGGAAACATGGTTGTGATCCGAGAAGGGGTGGGGATATAATAAAAGGCAGGGGCTTTATAGTCGAGTCTCTAAGAGCAAGGCGTGAAGGATTGCCTATTCTGAGAGTTCACGAAAAAGCACGTTACGTTCTCAACGGTTTTTCAGCAGGATATGCTTTTGAATATAAAAAAGTTGGCAGGGGATTATCAGACAGAGCTAATCCAGGTATGTACCGCACTTTAATGGAGGGGCTTGAGTCCGCAATGTCTGTCTACACAGCAAGCACTTCCGCAATTCCAGAGCAAGCGCCTAATTACCGAACCGACAAAAACGGAAAGCCTTACTTGAGTACAATGCCGGGTTAATATAGGATAAAAAAATGGAAGACCTTAATAAAGAGCTGTCCGGCTCTAAAGATATCCAAGAACAATGTTTAAAAGTGGCAAAGGCAGCAGAGAGTTCCTTTAGCCAGCAAAAAGATCGTGTCAATGAGATCATTGATAATTGGGCCATGTATAATTGTGAGCTTAATCACAACCAATCCTATGAAGGCTCATTAACCAACATCTACATACCTGCGATTAAAGATGCGGTTGAGGCAAGGGTAACAAGGTTTACTAATCAGATATTCCCTACCAATGGTCGTTATGTGGAGGTTGTTACCGAAGATGGTAGTTATCCTTATGCTCACATGGCCTTGATCGAGAACTATGTGAACAAGTCAAAGCTTAGAACAGAGGTTCTGCCTGCACTGATTCGTAACGGGGATATCGAAGGGCAATATTCTTTGGCGATCACGTGGAGAAAGACTGACCGTAAAGTCCGATATCGCAGAATGGAAAGACCTGTCATAGGCAATATGGAGATAGGCGGTATTGATGGTATTGATGATATCGAGACTATAGAAGAGCAGGAGTTTGAGGATGGCGGTCCAGAATTTGAGGTTATCAATGATGCTGATATAACCATTTTCCCTGCCAATTCAAAATCAGTCGAGGACGCTATTTATAATGGGGGCGGTGTTGCCCGTATCTTGCGTATGAGCAAGGGTAAAATCAACACAATGGCTAGTGAGGGCAAATTCTCAAAAGAAAAAGCCAGAGAGCTGTCTGAAGGTTTCTCTAATAACGGAGCGAATGATTCGGGTTATAGTTCCAAGACCACAGAGAGCGAGCTTGCTTGGGCGGCTGGTATTAAGACAAAAGATGAAACAAAGACCGCAACTATCTATGAGATATGGACTAATCTCAAAGTTAACGGCGAAAAGCGGCTGTGCGTAATTTATTATGGCGGCGGCGAGCTTATTCTATCAGCGAAACTTAATCCGTATTGGTGCGACAAATGCCCCATCATCTCTGTACCAGCAAGGAAGCTTCCAGGTCTCGTGAAGGGCATTCCTCCTGTCTCTTCAGTGGCCCCGCTTCAGTACATGGCGAATGATGCCGTGAACTTAGGAATGAGTTCCGGCATCTACGCTTTGATGCCTATTGTGATGACGGACCCTGAGAAGAATCCACGCATAGGGTCCATGCAAATGAATGTCGCCGCTATCTGGCAAACCAGCCCTAATGACACTCAGATTGTTGAGTTTCCTGACATCTATCAAAAGGGTCTGGAGATGGTGGATTGGTGTAAGTCTCAAATATCACAGTCTCTTAGCGTCAATCCCTCTATGGTTACTTCAGGAGGCGCTTATCGTAGGCCTACTCAAGCAGAGGTAGCTAACGAGCAAATGGTTGACGTTCTCACCACGGCAGATTCGGTCACTATTATCGAACACGGTATAATGAATGAGATTGCCGAGAGAATCTATGACTATGACAGGCAATTCCGCTCTATACCTATGAAGATCAAGGCCTATGGCGAAATGGGTATTGATGCCACGATGGAGGTTATTGAGCCTGTGCAGGAGAATAACCGCTATACCTTCAGATGGTGGGGTGTTGAGCAATCAAGGACCGCGCAGCAAATACAGCTCCAGACCTCGGCAATTAATGTTATCAGAGGCATACCGCCTCAAATGCTCAATGGCAAGAAACTAGACATCTCTCCATTTGTCGAGAGACTGTCAGAGAACGCCTTTGGTCCGAGGCTTGCTCCTAAAGTTCTTGTGGATGAACGCAAGAAACTTGCATTATCTCCCGAGCTTGAGAACGGTATGTTTGATAAAGGATATGATGTTCCGGTCAATGAGCTGGATAATGATGTCGCGCACATCCAGTCTCATATAGACCATCTAAATCTTACTGATCCAGACGCTATGAACGCGGATGTTACAGGTCACTTAAGGATGCACATAGAGCATCACCAGAAGCAGTTGATGGAAAAACAACAAGAGGTTAGTATGGCCCAACAAGCGCAGGCGTACCCCTCCGGCGCTCCTGCTGGAGGCGCTGGTCTTCCTCAACCGGGCAGCTCTCCAGCAGGCCCTTCTAATATGCAAGCGCCACCAGGCGCATTTGACGATGAGGAATTGATTGATCCTTCAATGATGCCGAGAGAGCGTCCAGTTTTTTAATATAATCTAACAAAGGGGTAAGACAATGACAGATGAAGTACACGCTATAACAGAGCCAGATCAATTAGAGCCAGAGTCACTCGACCTATCTCCAGATGATGAGCCAGAAGTTGATGACAACACTCCGTCAGGTGAAGGTGAGGCAGGGGCAGTAGCTCCTGCCGAGCCTGATCCTTCCTACACTCCAGCCGATGATACGTCATCCATAAGAGCGGAGATGGAGGAATTGAGGCGTAGAGCAGAGTCAGCAGAGGCTAAATCAAGCGCCGCGCAAGAGGTGTTCACGCAAAACCTGACCTACCAAGACAGAGTGAGACAGCAGCAAGCCGAGCAAGAAGCAATCGCTGCAATGACACCTGCTGAAAGGCTTGCGTATCAATCCGAGATTGAGAAAAGAGAGCTTCGGCAAATTGCTGCTCAGACTAAGGCGGAGCTAGAGGACTCTAAGGATCGAAACGAGTTTTCTATGATGGCGCTGGATAATGCTGTGGCAAGAGAGCACGCGAAAGAGGTAGAGAAGCGGATACAAGAAGCTCACGCTGCTGGATATACACACGTTAAACGCACAACAATCTTGAAAGACCTGATAGGAGAAAAAGTTTTGAATGGAGTAATGAAAGGAACAACAAAGCAAATGCAACAAGCACAGGCAAGGCAGCAACAATCTGCGTCCAGCCCAACTGTTAGCACAGGTGATGTTGGTGCTGATGTGCCAGACAAAACAAATTCAGACAAGGAAGCCCGTAATGCGAGATTGGCTCAAGGTAAACATGGTGGCGCTTACTAATAATAATCGCTATTGGAAATATTGACATTTCAGATTATACTGTCAGTGTAGATAAATAAGATAAAGTAACCATACTCTAGCAAGGAGAGATATCGTGGCAACTAACACAGCAAGTAATTATACTCAGGATGTGCTCGACTACCTTGATGACGAGTTGTTGCCATTGGCGCAAAAAACTCTCGTATCATACGGTTTGGGCGAACCCATTAAATTAGAAAAAGGAAGAGGCGTTACCTATAAAGCCATTAGGCTTAAACGTCTACCGCTTCCGTTTACATCACTCTCTGAAGGCGTACCGCCTGTAGGACAGTTGATGGATCTAGAGCCGATCACTGGTGTCGTTGATCAGTGGGGCGCATTAGGAAACATCACAGATGTTGCGGAAGAGACTGTCTTCCACCCGCCTTTCCAAAATCTTATCAAAATGCTTGCTCTGCAAGCTGGTGAGACGCTGGAAAGAAACACCTATAACACACTGATGTCAGGTACTCAGGTACAGTTTGCTAACAACAAAGCCTCCAGAGCTTCGTTAGTGGCAACTGATGTCATGACAGGATCAGAGCTTAATAAAGCTACCAGCATCCTGCGTGTTCTAGGTGCTCCGATGTATGATGGTGAGATGGGAACAGACATTAACAAGGATGCAAGACAAGGCGGCAGTAAAGCCTCTAAGTCTCCTCGCGTTCTTGAGCATTACATCATGATCAACCACCCATCTATTACAGCGGATTTGCGGGAAGATACAGCTATCACAACCGCATGGTCTCGTAGTGATGTTAACCGCCTTTACAACCATGAGGTCGGTGAGTGGAACTCAGTTAGGTTCTGTGAGTCTAATATGGTTCCTGGCTTTACTGGTGTAGCAGCAGTTAGTGGTACAGCAGGTACTGCTGGCGCTCTAGTTACTGACACTTACTTCATCATCGTCACAGGATCAGATACGCAGAACCAATATGAAAGCCGCATCTATCAAGTAAGTGGCGGTATTGCTGTAACTGGTCCTACTGGATCAATCTCAGTGACCGTACCGTCTACTCCAGGCTTCACATATAGCGTGTATGTAGGTACAACCACTTCTCCGGTAAATCTTGGCTTATCCACATCAGGTCCGGCTAGTGGTCCTTTGACTGGTCAAGCAACTCAGATTGCTGCTGGAGCTACTGCTGTCATCACGGGAGTTGGTGTTGCACAAGTGCCGCCTGCTGCTCCAGCAACGGGCGTTACGGTATACCCAAGCTTCCTTCTTGGCCGAGGTTCTTATGGTCAGGTTGAGTTGAAAGGTATGGAATATACGTACCTTGATAAGGCAGATAAGAGTGATCCTCTTAATCAGCTCTTGACCGCAGGTTGGAAAGTATTTT